AGAAGGTACACTAACCGCAGGCGAATCTATAACATTTGGGAATGATCAAATGACTATTTTTGCTGGCTCGGCATTAGTTCACCCGTTTACAGGAAATGATGCTGGTGCCACCATACCGACCACTAGAACATATCAGAGAATCGATGCTAACGGCTCCGCCAGAACAGGAATGAGATTTGCCACTGCTGGCACAAAAGGGCAGTTTTTAATTGTTGATAACGAAGGCGGCGAAAATGTGACTTTTGATTCAGACGCAGCCACAGCCAAAATAACAACCAATACGGATAATGACACGATGATGCCCGGGGAAGTATTTACTTTTATAAGCAATGGCACTCAATGGTTCTTAGTTGGTGGTGATCTACAAGCTGGATAGTGGCAGTGTTGACATTTGGTCCTTTTCTTGTTGTTTACACTATTTATCTTTGATAATATTATTACCGGGAGAATTATTTGATGTCCTCAATGTTAGAACAAGCGATTGTCGATGCTGCTGCGCTTAGGGAAGCAGCCCTGAAAAATGCTGAACAAGCAATTATTGACAAATATGCCCCTAAAATCAAAGCTGCTGTCGATAGTTTGCTTGAAAGCAACGATAGAACAATGAATGTGGGAGATATAGTCAGATTTGAAGGAAAATTTGCTAGAGTGACCACTGAATCCGATAACGGGAAGGTTGGTATCTCGCTGATCGGCGAAGAGAAAACGCAACTAGTGTTAGAATCCGATTTAACGGAAGCTTCTGAGGATGAATTGCTGTCCGAACAAGAAGAAATGGCAGCCGCCGGAGCATCTGTCGCTGGCACCGCACCTCAATCAGTTATAAATCCCGCTTTTGCTGCTGGGGATGTAAGCCCAGAGCAAGAAATTGATCTTGAGATGGAGTTGGAGTTTGATCCTCAAGAATTCCAAATAGATTTGGAGCAGATAAAGCAAAGTGCGGCTGCTGATCCAGCACCAACTGATGCTAGTCTTCAGTCCACAGAAGACCTCTTAGGAGACCTTGGCGATTTAGGGGGTGATGAACCTGCCGAAGGCCCAGAGGATGAACTTGGCGGCGAAGAAGAAGAACTTGCCCTCCAAGAAATTATGAATATTTTAAATGAAATAGATGATGAGCAAGTTTTAGAAGAAGAGTTGGTTGTTGATGTGGCCGGAAGTCACAAAAACGGCACATTTGAGACCAACGAAGCAACATTGGGCTACCAACAAGAAATGGAACTGGCTAGAATGGAAGCTACCGAGTATAAAGAAGAGAAAGAAGCTCTACAGAAAAGAATTGAAGAGCTTGATGAGTCTTTGACTCGATCTCAAGCCCAATCAAACGAATTTAAACAAATTATTAATAAGATGGATGAGGTTCTTGAAGAGACTCTTCTATCAAACGCAAAATTGCTCTATAGCAATCAAACTTTAAGCGATGCCTCCTTGAATGAGCGACAAAAACAAAAGATTGTTGAAGCCATCGCCAAGGCAAACACACCAGACGAAGCAAAAAATCTACAAGAGACTCTTCGTACTACAGTGGGCTCAACTAGAAAGTTCAAGCCAAAATCACTTAGTGAGTCAATCCAGAGAAAAGCTACATTATCAGGTGCGTTGCCACGTAAAAACAAGCCAGCCAAAGAGCTTTCATTCGCAGAGCGAATGAGAAAACTTGCTGGTATTGATTAAGACATTACACTATTGGAGGTTTTAACATGTCTATTGTAGAAAAACTAACCGAAGGCATCATAAACCGTGACATGAAAGCAGAAGGACAAGCTCTTCTGAATAAGTGGTCACAAACAGGTTTACTTGAAGGCCTTGAGGGCGAGCATTCAAAGCAGAATATGGCTCGTCTCTTGGAAAACCAAGCAAAAGAACTTCTTCGCGAAGCTAGCACTCTTGGTGCTGGTGATGTAGAAGGTTTTGCTGCTGTTGCTTTTCCAATCGTTCGTCGTGTATTCGCCGGACTTATTGCTAACGATCTTGTTAGCGTTCAGCCCATGAGTCTTCCTTCTGGTCTGATCTTCTTCCTTGACTTTAAATACAATGAAACTCGTCTTGGAAACACTATTAATAAATCCATCTATGGTACTGATGATCTTGGTTCTGAAATCATTGATGGTGTCAGTTTGGTAAATGCGACCTCAAAAGCCGGTTTCGGCGGACCCGGTCGTGATGGTCAAACTGGTTATGCTTATGCTTCACCAACTGGTAGTAACAATTCAGTAATTGCTGCTGGTTCAACTGCTAAAGCTACCGTCTTCTTGTTGGACGGCGCAGTTTCAGAAGCAAACGCAAAAAGAATTCAGTACGATCCAGACCTCTTGTCTCTAACTGACGGCTCTACTGCTGTTATTGTTTTGGATATTGATGTCGATGAGTTCGACTGTGCACAAGGTGACCCAGATTTCAACAACCTTTCACCATTCCTTGTCAACATTACCGCTTCAAATGCGATTACCGGTCAAGGTATGGCTAACCCACCTCAAATTCGCAGATTGACTGATCGTTTGGCTGCTGCTGATTCTCAAACAAGTGCTGCGGCTATCAGATTTGTATATCACGATACAGGTGGTAGTGCTACTGCTAATGCTTCTGCGAACATTGTTCATCAGCTAGCTACTGCTGACACTATTTATCCAATCAAGGATCAAATTGATAACGTCGGAGCTTCTATCCCCGGTGCTGTTGTGGGTGACTTGTTCCCTCTTGAGAACAACGAAAACATTCCAGAGATCAACATTGATGTTAGCTCAACCGCGATCACCGCTCAATCCAAAAAGCTAAAAGCTAAGTGGACCCCTGAGCTTGGTCAAGACTTGAATGCTTATCACAATCTTGATGCTGAAGTTGAGTTGACTTCTATCCTTTCTGAGCAAATTGCTCTTGAAATCGACCGCGAGATCCTCGCTGATCTTGTAAACGGTGCTACTGCTGGTACTTTCTACTGGTCTCGTTCACCCGGTCTTTTCGTTAACCGCGAAACTGGTGCGGAATTGGGCGCTACTGCTGCTGCTCCTGACTTCACCGGTACTGTTAGCGAATGGTATGAAACTCTCATTGAGACCATCAATGATGTTTCTGCTCAAATCCACAGAAAGACTCTCCGTGGCGGTGCTAACTTCGTAGTTTGTTCTCCAGAAGTTGCTAACGTCCTTGAGTTCACCTCTGGATTCCGCGCTAACGTCACCGCTGACGCTGATAAAGGCGACATTGGTGCTGTTAAGGTTGGTGCCCTTAATCGCAAGTTCGACGTTATGGTCGATCCTTACTTCCCAAGAAATGTACTCTTGGTTGGTCGTAAGGGTAACTCATTCCTCGAAAGCGGATACGTATACGCACCTTACGTGCCTCTACAAACCACACCTACTATCTTCGGACCTGAAGACTTCGTACCACGTAAAGGGGTAATGACCCGTTACGCGAAGAAGATGGTTCGCTCTGATATGTACGGGTTGGTTATCGTTCGTGGACTTGCTGGAGAGAGCGGCGCAAGCTAATCTAAACCAGTAGGTTAAAAAGATACCCCCTTCCATTTTGGTTGGGGGTTTTCTTTTTCGGACGACTATTTACTAATGATTGCGAGTTAAACGCAAAACATTTTATTGAATATAGGAGATTATATAAATGGCTAAATTAGGAAGATACTCTGCGGATAGAAAGAAAGTTAAAGAACTTACCGCTGCACACACTGTAAGTGTAGCAGAATGTGGAACATATTTTATGCTAAATTCTGCCACAGAGTTTGCTGTAACTCTACCAAATGCCTCAGAAGCTGGATCAGGCTGGTGGGCTAGATTTTATGTTGTATCAAGACCGCAATCTGCCGACTATACAATCGAAGCTACTGTTGCTGACGGCGATAACATGTATGGCGTTATTTTGTCAGCCGAAGATGCTGCGGGTTCCGGAGATACTACTACTGGTGGTGCTGTCGATGTAATTACTTTTAAAGATGGTAAAGCAAGACAAGGCGACTTCGTTGAAGTTATGACAGATGGTACTAACTGGTACACGTATGGTGCTGCAACCGAACAAGATGGAATCACTTACGACTAATCAATAATCTCCACAACATTAAGACTAAGCTCACCTCGGTGGGCTTTTTCTATTTGAGACTAATTATTTAACAAAAAGGAGTTACCATGGCTAAAAGATCACAACGCCTCAGAAGACAGCGAAGAATTGAAAGAATGAGGGCCAGAGAACAAGAAGCAAAACTAACCAAGGTTGTTGAAGACAACTCGGTTGTGCTTGAGCGAATGAAGAATGTGTCAAATTCTTGTGACAAAATTTTACAAACCTTTGAACCAACATTTAACGCTCTTGCGGATACCCCAGAACCCGAGGTTCCCGAGGTCGAAGAAGATATTGAGGTCAGGGCACCAATGCTAAAGATGTCAGAGCCTACACCAGAATTAAAAGAAACCCCAAAGGAAAAGCCCAACTTTAAGAAAATGACCAAGAAAGCGCTCATTAACTTGGCAAAAGACATGAACATTAAAGTATCAACAGGAATGACAAAGGCAAACATTGTAAAAGCCATTGAAGCCGAACAATAGATATCAGACTATTTACACTAGACCGGAGGTTTCATGAATGTCATTACCAACTTTAACACCAACTTCAACAACTAGCGCCATAATCTTACCAAAGACAGTCTCCTTTGACGGGTCTTCCCCAGAAGATTCAGATGTGGCAAAAGCCTGCCCTATAGGATACTACACTGGTTCTGCTGCTTTTGTAACCGGAGCTATTTCTCAAGTTGCGTACACATACAAGAAGCTTGGCGGTGAAGTTCTAGATATAGAGTTGACCTCTGGTAGTGTATATGCGAACTATGAAGAGGCAGTATTAGAATATTCTTATATTGTCAACCTTCACCAGTCAAAAAATGTCCTAGGACATGCTCTAGGGTCCTCAACCGGGTCGTTTAATCATCAGGGAGCAAGGACCGATGATGGCACAAAGAATATTGAGCTAAAGTATCCAAAATTTAAATTTGAATCAACTTTTAGAATATCTGATGTGTTTTCTACACATGCTCTTGTTGGTGGCACAACGCCAATATATTCTGCTTCTTTCGAGAGTGTTTCAAATAAGCA